GCAGGCCAACACCTCTGCGGCTTCCTGATTTAACGTGCTACCAACAATCATGCCTTGGGTTATTACTCCGTTAGCATTGCGCACCACATTGATTGCAAAATCAAAGGAGGAGTTCAATAATATACCGACGTGTTTCAATCCCATTAATGCGTAATTTTTGTATCTTCAATGTCAGCAAAGCTCTCTTTATTGGTATTTATCGTTGAAATTCCTGTTTTAAGTGAGGCCAACAATGCCGCTCCGCTTTGATCGGTGGCTACAGTAGCCCCATTAATTGCCGAAATAATCATATCGATGCGTGCCGTCATTTTAGCAAGTTGTGTTCTTAACTCCGGCGCATTTGCCAGGCCTCCGTTCTGTCCATCGTTATATTCTACCAGATCGGCTTCATCGGCATAGAGTAAGAAGGCGGTTGCTTCGTTACCTTCCAAAATTGCAATCAAACAATCAGTACCTGGCTTAGGTTTCACTTTCACATTGCTTACACCAAGCAGCACATCATAATATGGTAGATTATCCGAATCAACAGCGGTCATTGTCTTATCGTCCCAGTCTATTTCCGTAGCCGTTACCCATCGCAAAGCCGCTTGCTTGGTTCCATTTAAGTGTTGCTTAAATAGTCCGTGAAACTGATCCAACTCATCTTTCAAACTCATACGGCCTTATCTCCTAATTTGCATTGCTGCCGGTATCCCTGATTATCAAATGTTTTTGTAACAGCATCTATGTAGTACATGCCATCCTTTTCAGGATAATAGGTACTTTTCAATTTGATTCGCATTCCATGCGTTACGCGTGGAATACCAAATAGCGTCACATCGCCATCGAGGCCGGGCTGCTTTGCCTGTTGGTAAATCTTCTTTGCCTCCGACAGCATTTCAGACTCGGTAAGAGTTAATCCGGCATATTCGCGCGTGAGGTGTTTACCTCCGTACTTTTCGCCATACTCAACTTTTAAGGCTTTCTTTGCTTTCCGCAGCAACTTTATTACCACATATACCTCTTCAACCGCTTTTTGTTTCAGACTTTCTGCCGCCGTTTTTTCAAGCAATACTGGCACCGGATCGACATCGTTTTTTGAAGCATTGAAAGCGTGCAGCGTAGTTCCTTCAAACCAGCAATAAATTCCCTGCTTTTTCAGGTCTTCAAAAATCTGTGTGCCGGGTTGTTTCACGTAGCGAACCAAACCAAGCAATTTTGTTTCGTCGCACGCAATAGTGTAACCTGGAGCAACAGCCTGCAAAAGCTCTTTCAACGTGCAATTCTTTTTGCTAAGGCTCACTGACGTACGCTTTAGTCTGTACATCTCATCCTCGCAACTGATCGTCAGCGGAACCCCCGCCGGGGCTTTGCTTATGTAACCCGAAAATTCGAGCGTAAGGTTTCCGTTGTAACCCAAATAAATTTGAACCGGATCACCCACCCGGAATATTTCACCTATTTTGTTTCGGTCATAGTCTCTCACTTTGCGCGGGAGAACAATTTCAGCCGTATCGGTAAGCGACTTCCAACTCGTTTCGATCTTCACGCTGCTGATCCGGCGAACCTTGAATGCCGACCTGCCATTGTAAGCAGGGAAAACAATCTCACCATACATTGCCAGCGTGCTCATTTTATTTGTATTAAAATGTCTTCATCGCTCGTGGCCTCTATCGTGAACGGCATCATGTTTGGCCGCCCCTGTTGCGGATTGAACGTAAGGTTTTCGAGCGTTATTCTTGTTATATTCCTATTAGCAAATATTTGTCCGTCAACTTCAATGCTATCGGCTATTTCAAAGTACTTTTGCAAGAACTGTTTTTGCCCCTCAACAGTTTTGTTTGTAACTCCATTCCGCGCATTATCAGGAAGAATAATGCCTTTTATACTTATTTTCCAGTCTTCAAAACCAAATATCTCTTTTACAGTTCCAGTGCCGCCTATCACCGGTGTGGTAGTCATCGCTTTTTGTCTGCTGAAATCAACCAGCGTAGCCAGAGGCATAAGGAAATCGGAGTATCCCATTGTTTCAATAGCCCCTGTAAATTGGTTGTACGATCGATATTTACCGCCCTTCAACCAAAAAGCCCCAAATGTTTTATTACCCATTCGGTAGGGACTTCCGTCATCCGGCATCGCATCTTTAAGAGCAATACCACTATAATCCCCCGGATCGTAATCACGACCCTGCCACCATGTAGGCAAATAAATAGGACTTTCAATACCGAAAACATCGCTCAACAGACTGCCAACAAAGGCGACATCAATAGTAGGAACCATTTGTTCCAGCTGTCCTTTGTAGTCAGTTGCGAGCTTATCGGGATTGACATTATCGGTAAACGGATTCATTTTCAAATTTTCAAATTGGCATATTGGCACATTAATTAGCTGCCGCTACCATTCCATCACGTAGACGGCCATTGATAGCACTTACCACCTTTTCAGCCATTGCGTCTATTTCACCTTGAGCGGCATCTTTTGCAATAGTGAAATAGTTTTTCATTTCAATCTTTTGCGTAATGCTTTGTATTTTTGCCCCTCCGCCATTGCTGCCCATCGCCTTTTCAGAGTTCTTTGTTTTTCCAAGCGATTTAGAGTTTAGAGTAGGAGTCACATTGTTAATATCCAATGCGCCGGCTTTTCCGTTCGATGTTTGAGTTTGTCCGGCTTTTTGAGCCGTTTTTTCGGCTGCAAAATCTCCCATTCCGGCAGCCTTACCCTTTTGAAAAGATTCACCAATCTGTTTGCCGTAGTTAGTTGCTGCATCGGTTATTTGTTTCAGTCCATCAGAAAACTTATAGTTTTTGTTGAACCAGTTGGCCGGATTAAAAACACCCTGCAATAAATGAAGAATCCCATTTAGTACAGAACCAACAAAGGCACCCATTCCGGTGAATACTGTTTTAGTAGCCTCCCATACTCCCCATAAAAAGCCTCTGAATGTGGCAGATGTTTTGTAGAAATAAGTGCCAAGCGCAATTAACGCTGCAATAACGGCCAAAATCCAACCAATAACCGGTATGTTCATAATTGCAGTCCCGAATGCACGCGCAGAGGCTGCCATCCAACCAAAGCCACCGGTAACCATTGCCGAAATAGTAGGCATAGTTTTAAGCATTCCAAAGAGCATCTGAATGCCCATACGCGCATTCGCCAAATTCGCTAAAACAATAACAGCACCTGCAATTCCGGTAACAAACGGTGCGATGTACTTACCAACTGAAAAGAACGAAATACCCAGGTCTTTAATCCATGCCGTTACTTTCGCCATAGTTTCTTTATAGCTACTCATTACCGTGTTAGCCTGAACAGTTGCGGTGTTGGTACCAAGAATCTTATTCTTCATGTCATCCTGATACTTTGTAGACCGCATCAGAATGTTAGCAGCAGCCGAGTTTTCAACGCCAAAAATCTCAGATATCAGCGTTGAATCCTTTTGAGCTTTTGACAGTTCGCGAAGACGGGTTGTGAATGGCAGCATCTTGTTTGATACCACGCCATAGTCAACACCCAACTCTTTTAATTTTTCGCGGGCACGTTTCGGCACAATATCAATACCCTGCATCCGGGTAAGCACATTACGCAAAGCCACACCGGCATCGGCGCCAACCTTACCACCCTGAGCAAGTGCCTGAAGCGAAGCATTCACCTCACCAAACGATACATGCGCATTGAGCGCCTCCACACCGGCATTTTTCAATGCAGCCGAAATATCCGGTACCTCGGCGGCTCCCTCTTTAGCACCTGCGGCCATGATATTCATCATAAGCCCCATATCCTTTGCTGCCTGCATCGGATTATCAAGGTTTATCCCGAACTGAAGCATAGAAGTGGTAAGAGCATCCATTGCCCCCACCGAATCACCCTTCATTGTTTTGCTCAGTGTGGCGATATTAACGCCCATTAGCTGCAAAGCCTCTCCGTTTTTAGCAATATCCGGCCCCAAACGAGAAAGAACGCCTTTGTAACTTTCGACCATCCCGGATGCGTCTACACCAAAAGCCTTACCGGTTTCCCTTGCTTTTAGTCCTAAATCATCCAGCTTGTCACCGGTTACACCTGTAAGAGCGCTAAGATCTTTTAGCTGAGCATCGAAATCAATTCCCGGTTGCATCAGGCTGTTAAAATCATCGCGCAACTGGCCTACACTTTGAGACACGGCCTGTATGTCTATCGGCTTAATCTTTTTTAGATTGTCATTGATATTATCGACACCTTCAGCCGCCTTTTTAGCATTATCCATAATGCTTTTCAAAGGTGCTGTTAGTTTATCTTGCAGTTCAAGAATCCATTGTGTCGTTGCTGTTGCCATTGAAAATTTCAGCCGCAGCGGCCATGATTGCCGCCTTTAGGTTCAAGTGATTAAGTTTATTGATATAGAGAAAGTCCGCGTAAAGCTTACACCACTCTTCGTCGGTGAGTTGGTCGGGGTCGATGCCATAATGCGATCGCAGCACGGCATCGGCCTGCCGGAAAAAATCATCATCACCAACTTCTAACTGCTTTACGCGTTTGATAAAAAAGCCGCGGCTGGCTGAATCAAATCTTTAAGCTGAGTAACTACGCCCATGTAAACTAATCCATCTTCAAGAGCATCGAGATCACCGCCTATGATAAGATTCTTAACTGCTTTGTCGGCAAAATCGTCCAGTTGCGAAGTGTCGGCAGCAAGCGGTAACAGCATTTTAATCAATCCGCGATCGGGACGTTTTACGATAAATTGGTATTGTTCAGCTGGGGCAATAACATTTTCATCTGCATCTTTATCTTCCGGCGTGACGACAACAGTCAATAGCTGTATGCGTCCAAACTTGACTTTAGTATCCTGAATCATCTGATCGGTAATATTAGCCGACACGATAACAGCGCTACCGGCAATAATTGGAGCCGAATATTTCACAGAGTGAGCAATAGCAACCGGATCGACATTAGCGGCCGTAGCACCGGCAATTCCAATAACAAGCAGGATGAGACATCCCAATAAAATTTTAATAGATCGTGACATTTTGTTTTGTTTAAGCAGTGATTAAATGATTTGTTTTGAAGCAAAGGCAGCTTTCGCCGCCTTTGAAAATAGGTAGTGTTAAACCACATTCCAGCCTATATGGCTGATAACGAGTTCTTGTTTATGTGCAATAGTTTTATCGCCTTGCTTTACGGATACTCCGCGCCCAGTAAACTCGCAGTTGTGAATGCGATCTCTCACCTTAAAGTTGTTGTATTCGTATTCTACGACAATATCGAACGGGGCAATGTCTGCAATACTTTTTCCGGGAGGAAGTGATCGTTGCAAAGCGTTCATCTCTTCAACATAAAGAGTAATAGAAGCTTTGGCTTCGTAGTTGCCGTCAGCGCGTCCCACTGGCTTATTACCAGCTCCCATTGCATTTTCTTTTGTAATGGAATCATTGTATTCCAGTTCTGTTATGCCTTCGACATCGCGACCAAGCATATTGACCGTGATAGAGTTCCAACCGGCCATTTTGCCGAATTTGTTGATAATAGTTGTACCAGCCATTTCTTTACAGTTTATCGGTTAAACCCAAGTCCACGTCAAATTCATGGACAATCTTACCAACCACCAACTTACCTTTTACCGAAAGTGGGGTGTCTTCATCGGGAGCCTGAGCCGGATTGATGTAACAATCCTTATCCTCAATATTACCGGAAGCCACCATCGTATCAAGCTTGCTTAATACGGAAGCTTCGCAACCACTTACCCAGGTACTTTTCAGATAACCTGTTGTCGGATCGGTAGGAACTTTTGAGCGAACACGCGGTATCAGCGTATTACGAATAATACGGGCACCTTTGTTCCAAATGCAATTGAGATTGAAATAGCGGTAATCGCTATCTTTGCTTACACAGGTGGGGCAACCGTTCCAGTAAAAGCCGGGATAATCGGCAAAACTGCCAACGTACCACCAGCCTTTTGCGGTAAGGCTCTTTTGTTCAGCCGCCGTCAATGAGGCGAAAGTCTTACCGTCGCTTAGTGCTGCACTCAGCCAGTAACTGAGCGTGGAGTCACTCAACGAGTAATTTTCTTCACCTCTTCGCAGGCGCGGCTTTGTTTCAATATCAACGCTGCCGATGTCCTCGTGTATTTTACGCACCGCAATAGAACCGAGTGCGGTGCCAATGCTTGCACGTTTGGCATAACCGGCCACTAATGAAGCAACTGCCGGATCTTGCGCGATCACGTAAGACACGTTAGGGGCTGCAATAGTTCGCAGGTCTGGATAATCTGCAATAGCCAACTGAGCAGCTCCACCAACACCTTCAACTATCACACCGTCAATCAAAATTTTTTCAGCAGCAAAAGCAGTTACAAGACTCTGGAACTTTACAGCATCGACTAACGCGGTAGATACAGTGGTTGTAAGCCCGGAAAAGCCGAGTACATTACGCCCTGCAATACCACGAATGGCCGACATAAGCGAAGCATCAGTAACCAAATCAGCGACAGTTTTGGTTTTATCCACCGGGATAATCCAAAAAGTAGATTCGGGAGCCAAACGGAACATCTCCGACAAATGATAATGGGTTAGCTCTCCATTATTATTGTCGGATGCAGCAGTAATACCAAGCCCTTCGGCGGTGGTAATATCAAGCAACTCTTTCGCCTGATAATATGCCAAACCTGCCGGTAATGTCATTCCTGCTACAAGTACCACAACGCGGTCTGAGTCGCTTGTGCGACCCAAACCACCATTGGACTTATTTATGTTTGCACCTTGAAAACTCATTACTTCGGAGCGTTAAGTGTTTCGATACGTTTTGCACCGGCTTCCAACACACTTTTGCGTGCAGCACCGGCAGTTTCTTCGTCGATAATAGCCTGTACGGCTTCAACAGTTTCGGCGATCTTAATGACTTCGATAAGCTCTTTGGCTGTTTTACCCTGCTCCGCACCACCTTCAATTTCATCCCGGGTAAACGTTGAAATCTTCAACTCCTTACCATAGCGATTCTTTACGGAATGGTTTTTTGCGTGATGATCGCTTTCATCCACGATAAAACACTCCCCGTCTGAAGTAGCGGAAACCTTTTGCGCTTTGGGGTATTTTTCAAACACCGCTTTTGCCCGCTCTTTTAGTTCATCGGGCGTATATGTTTTCAGTTCCATTGTTTTTTGATTAAGAGAAAATGAAGAGGCCACCACAACCTCCTCATTTTCATGTTAACACTACACACTTATTTCTTACACATTTGCCGAGACAATAGCACCAAAGCCATAGTCAACAATGCGATCGACCAACCCGTAGGTTTGAGTACGGAATTTTGATTTAGGATCAGACGAAGTTGTATCCTGAGTTTCGGGAGAGTACAAAATCTTTGTACTGTCGAGATGATACAATGCGTTCGGAGCATAGAAGAACATAGAGGCATACTGATCACCGGCAGCCATTGTAGCTCCTTTTGCTTTTTTCAATCCTGCCGAAGAGTAAGCCACCGCGTTATTGTTCGTAAAGAACTTAAAGCCCATTACGCTTTGTACTTCACCTGTTTTATAGTCGAGGAAAATACTTTTGTCTGCAAAGTATGCGGCACTATCTCGGTCAAGAATTAAATCAGTATTGTGTTTTGAACACAAAATGATATAAAGCTTAGACGAATCCGGTAAATTCAAAGCCGTTACCTTTTCCAGATAGTTCACCAAATCTGCAAACGTCATGCGTTTACGTCCTGTACCGTCATCGGCTCCAGTTGTACGCACAACAGGCATATCTGCAGAAGTAGCATCACTTGGTGCAAGTTTCCACATAATGTGGTCACGGATGCCCATTTTGAACGCTTCCGAATGTTTTACACGTACAGCTGCGCGTTTATCGTAATTCAGGTTACGAACTTCGGCATCGTCCACTTCGGTTGGTGTGGTATCGTATTTTTCCCATGGAACAAATACTTTCTTCCCCGACATTTTAGATGCCGTAAAATCGGCAGTATTATCAACATAGAACCCTACGTTGTTGATCAGCTTGTTGAAGCGAACACCATCGGCAGCCAACGCGCCTGCGTCCACTCCCGGAATAACACCCACAAAGTCATCTTTGTAGTTTTTGAACTCAATTAAGAGTTGAGGCGCAACGTACGTGTTGAGCCAGTTACCATCTGCACTTGTTGCCATCTTTTATTTGATTTTGTTACGTTTCTTGTAGTCAGCAAACAGCGTATCGTACGCTTCCGGGTTTTCGTCCTGCAACGTTGCGAGAAGTTCCGGGGCTTCATCCTGCAACTGTTCAAAAGTTTTACCTTGATAGGTAGTAGCACCAACACCTCCAACTGACGGTTTGATGGTGGCAGAAAGTTTTTGAACTGGCTGAATACTGCCCAACAATTCTTTACCATTATCAAAACTATCCTCAAGCATTTTCTGCCATTGCGGACGTGCATCGGCTTTGATGCGCTTTTCTTGCTCTGCTTTGTCAAGCAAAGCTTTGATTTCGTTGGCACGATCTTCTTTTGCCTTTTTGTCGGCAGCGGCTTTCATCGTGTCGTATTCTTTTGCCTTTTTCGCATTATCTGCGATTGTGGCGTTAATTTGCTCTTCAGTTGCCGATTCAGGCAGGCCAAGAGCGATGGCCTGAGCTTTCAAATCTGCCATTGTTACATCGTTTGTTGGTTTATCAATAGTTACTTGTATCGGTGATCCGCTTGCTCGTATGGCCGAAGCGGCTGCCTGATCAATTTTTACAGGATCTTTAATTGAAGTAATAAAGCCCCAGTCGAGAGCTTCCTGTGCGGTCATCCAGAAGTCGCCGCCATTCCATTTAGCATCCAGTTCAGCCTTTGTCTTTTTGCACTTACCGGCATACGCCTCATAATAAGTACTTGACATATTTTGCAAAAGTCTCAACTGAGCGGCTATCTCATCTTCATTACCATAGCAATCACCCCATGGTTTATGAATCATAAATTGGCCGTTCTTTGCCAGTTCAAAACTGGAAGCATTTACGGCGATGTATGTTCCGGCGCTGGCAACTATTGCACCACCTTCACCGGTATACGTTTTAAATACATCAATAAGAATGTTTACAATTTCGTTCGCCTGAAAACAGTCACCACCAACGGTCATCAAATAAACTTTGCATGAAGCCACGCCGCCATCTTTCAACGCCTGGCATTTCTCTCTGAAGTCAGAGGCGCAATTTTGATTCCATTCAGATATCGAACCGATAATATCAATGCGACCTACTGTACCTTCGGCTTTAACTGTTATCTGTAACTTTTCACTCATGCTTTTTACAATTGAATTTTTGAGTTCTGCGTGTTTCGTCGATGCAAAATTGAGTCGTTTTTCATCTGTTTACAAATCTCATTTTCATGTACTTACAAAACTTATAGCATAACAATAAAAATTTCATCATATACTTAAAATTTTTATGCTACATGAAATACATTTTTTGTTGTACCTCTTTTTAAGGTGAAATTTGCATCAAAGAATTATCCAAATGAGGAATAAAAACAAGAAGAAACCGGAACGGGTACGGCTGCCCAAAACAGAGTATGACAAATTGCGCCGCTCAGCGTATGAGTTGGTAGTAGTACAGGGTATGACTCAAAAAGTCACTGCCGGAATACTCGGTGTTTCTGAGGTTACAATGTCCGATTGGGCGCGTGATGGTAAGTGGAAGGAAGAACGGGAAGCCCGCCAGACCTGTACGGCTACTGACGTGGACAACATTCGTAAAATAATCGGACTATTAGCCAAACAACGCTACGAACTCGAAACAGATATAGCCGAAGCGGAACAAACAGGAAAATTGGAAGAGCAAATAGCACTACGCAAGCGCGCCAGTTCTATCTCCGACGAGATCAGCAAACACAATAAAACGTTGTTATCGCTCGAAAAAGACAACAAGGCCACTCTTGGCATGTATATCGACATATTCGATGATATTTTCACCGCGCTACGTCAGTACGATGAAGACCTGTTTAATCAATCTATTCCTTTTCAAACGCTGCACATTCGCCGCAAAACATCTGAGTTAGGATAATGGCAACTCAAAAGCAAATAGACAAAGCGAAAGCGGACAAATACCTTGCAAAGCTTGACATTGCCCGCAAATCGAATGAGGTAAACCCATTCGAGACCAAAGCGGAGCAAAAAGCACGTATCGACAGAGCAAAACGGGATGTGAAATACATGGTAGAAACATACCTGCCTCATTACGCTACTGCTGAATGCGCGCCGTTTCATTTGCAATTTGCCGGAATGGTAAAAGATGATCCTCTTTTCAAGGGATTTGGCGAATGGGGTCGTGGTTTGGCAAAATCGGTTTGGTGCGATGTGATTATTCCACTATGGCTTTGGATGCGTGATGAAGATGTATTCTTTTGCCTGATGTCAGATAGTAAAGACAGAGCCGATGAGCTTTTAGCAGACGTTCAGGCAGAATTAGAAGCAAATCCGCTTTTGATACATGATTTTGGCGCTCAAAAATGTGATGGCGATTGGGAAATGGGCAATTTCAAAACCATCGACCAGCGTTTTATAGGGATGGCCTTTGGTATAAAGAAAAAAGTGAGAGGTGTTCGTGTAAAACAACGCCGTCCGTCTCTATGGGTAATTGACGATTTGGAAACGCCAGATACTATCAGCAATCCAAAGCGGATGCGTAAACAGGCCGAACAAATAGAACGCGATATTATCCCAACGATGACCGGAAAACATAGGCGGTTATTGTATGCCAACAATAAGTTTGCACGTGTGATGACGCAAACCATACTTCAAGAGCGACATCCGACATGGAAAGTACACCAAATAAAAGCGTATAACAAAGTCACTCACGAGCCCGCATGGCCGTCAATGTACTCGAAAGAATACTACATCCAACAGGAGATTGACATGGGGCTACCGGCTGCTTATGCTGAATATTTGCATGAGACAAAGCTGGAAGGTAAGATATTCAGCGAAGATCAGATACAATGGAAATCATTGCCCCCGCTCGAAGAGTTCAAGATGATTATTGCGCATTGGGATATTGCCTATACCGATAACGAAAAAAGTGACTACAACGCCATTAAGGTGTGGGGTTTGCATGAGAACAATTTCTATCTTATAGATTGCTATGTGAAACAGTCGCTCATGAAAAAAGCGGTTGCATGGTTGGCAGATTTTTCCAGTCGTCTACCAAAAGGCTTGAACATTCTTCGGCAATATGAGTCACAGTTTTGGAATGGAGAGGTACAGCGATCCATCGATGAGGTAGAAGACGAATACAACATCAGCCTAAACATGATGAAAATAGACACGCCACACACCCACAAATTAATGCGTTTGATAACTCAAAAGCCATATTATCAAAATAGCCGCTTATACTACAATGAGAAACTAAAAAGCCACTCCGATACGCAAGTTGGCATTATGCAGTTGTGTGCTGTGGAAGAAGGCAGCACCGAACACGACGATAGCCCGGATGCGGACCAGCAGGCAATCAGTGCCCTCGACCACTATTCCACTCCCGGACGGCAAAAACAATCCGGCGAAAAAGACTATCGAACCGGAAGAATGAGAAACCCTTATAATTGTCCGTAAATTATAATTAAATCATATAAACATGAATGGATTCAAGCCATTAGGCGACTTAAAAGAGTGGCATGTGTGGTTGACTATAATATTAGCCATATGTGGAGTAATATATGTAATTATTCAGTTTATAAAAATAATCTGTTGGTTTTTACATCATTTGAATTTTTAATATGAAATACATCAATAAAGAAGATCTATTAGTAGATATTCAGGAACCAATACTAAATGAAAGTATTTGCGGGAGTAATGGAAATACAGACGATTCAATATTAGACAAAATAGAGATATCTACTATTGATTTAGTTATAAGCTGTATATCTGGAAGATATAAAACTGACGATATTTTTAATACTCCAATACGTAATGGTGTTTTAGTTCAAATAATTTGCGCAATAGTTATTTGTCGCGCAATAAGTCGAAACGCACGTCGCAAAGTACCCGATGATAATCAAACCAAATATGACAAGGCAATAAAGGCTCTCGAAAAAATACAGGCCGGAACAATGACTCTCGAAAATTGCCCAATTATAACCGCCGCCGATGGCACTACATCCGGGTTGGTTTACGGAAACAACACCAAAGACGAATTTTTCATTTAAATACCGCTTAAACATGTTCAAACCATTTCAAAAAATAGCTTCCAGCATTACCGAAAAGCAACTTAAGAAAGCATCAGACAGGCAACTGTTAAGCGAATATTACGCGCGTACTGATGGCAAAAAAGCTGATTGGAAGCGACAAACAACCTTTTACCAAAAGCGTGAAATAAAGGATTGGCAAAGTGCTGTAATGACCGCTACAAACCCGGACGATCCGCGCCGGGGAAATCTGATGCGCTTTTATCAAAACATTCGATTGGATAATCACCTGTTAAGCGTGATTGACACCCGTATTTTGAAGGTACAACGGTCATCGTTTAAGCTGGTAAACGACAAAGGCGAAGAGAATGAAGAGCTAAAAGCATTGCTTGAGCGGCCATGGTTTGAAGATATTATAAGGCTTGTCTTATATACCCGTTTTCAAGGGACAACGCTTATCGAACTTTTTGACACAAATGAGATAGGGGAGGTTAAAAGTGTTTCGGAGATTCCTCAGAGCAATTTTATTGCGCAAAAAGGTCTTATCCTTTATGAAGAGTTTGATACTAACGGCATTCTATATAAGGATGGCGCTTATAAAGATTATTACTTTCAGGTTGGCAGTGATTGGGACTTAGGCATGTTCAACGAACTGGCCATTATAATTACTGCCAAAAAATTAGGACTTGGGTCTTACATGTCGTTTATCGAAAAGTACGGTGTACCTCCAATATTTGCAATAACCGAACGGATGGATACTACACGCCGTGATGAGTTGTTTGATATGTTGGAAAACTTCAAATCAAATCACTTTGCTGTTTTGCAAGGCACCGAAAAGATTGAAATTCCAAAGGATTACAATGTAGACGGTTACAAATCTTACCAGACGCTTATCGACAGCATTTGCAACAAGGAAATGAGCAAACGCGTACTGGGTGGAACGGCCAGTACTGACGAAAAATCCTTCACTGGAGCCGCAGAGGTTCAGGAACGAGTAGCACAGGATCGTTACGAAGCCGACAAACTGCTGTTTAAATACTATTTCAACACCGAAATTCGTCCTCGTTTAGTTAAACTAAGCAGCGTTTACAAAGATTTTGCTAATTATAGTCTGATATGGGATAATCAGGAAACACTTGACATAATCGGGTATATTGACGGCGTTGAAAAACTATCTCAATTTTATGACTTCGACATCGAAGAGATAAAAAAACGTACCGGATTACCAATTGTCAGCATAAAAGACACGTCCACTCCACAACCGGCTGCTACCATTCAAAAAAAAAAGTCTAATCTAAGCGGATCGGTTCGTTGGGCACCGTATGCCTTAGCAACTCCGCAGGCGGCCACATGGGATGCCGCAATCGAACGTTTAGCCAATCAGATTTACAACGGTGAGGTAAAACCCGAAGACCTTGATCGTGATTTGGTACTTAAGAACTACGCCGCTTTCAACAAAGAAGCCGCAACAACATGGGGTGAAGGCTACTATGATTTGGATGTCACACGTAAGATTCGCGATAACCTGATGAAGTTTGCCGGTGCAAAGGCTTACAACCTGATGGCTCAAATACAGGCCATAGATGCAAAGGCAGGAATATCTCGCGAGGCGTTTATGCAAAAAGCAAAAGAGATTGTCAACCTTCACAATGACACATGGCTTACCACTGAAAGAATAAACGTAGTAACGGCCACAGGTACCGCAAAAGACTGGCAACAATTTCAGGCAGATAAAGATATTTATCCAAATTTGAAATGGCGCACAATGGAAGATAATCTCGTACGTCAATCTCATGCGGAACTGGACGGTATTGTTATGCCGGTGGATGATTGGACGATAGCCCCACCAATTGCTGAACGTTGCAGATGTCGTTTAGAGCAAACAACAGATCCGGCTACACACGGTTCTGGTATTGATCGGAAAACGGTTGATCCAAAGTTCAGAAACAATACCGGCATTGACGGTCAGGTTTGGACAAACGAAAACAGCTACCAACAATCCATTGCCAAGCCATATAAGTCTACGGTGAATAATAATCTCAATGAAATGAAGCAATACGCTCCATACAATAATGAGATGAAAGCAGGTAACAAACGGGTATTTACCAATGATTTTTATGATGCATCGGATGTTGAAGCAAACAAAAATTCGGCTAAAATCATTGCCGAATCGCTAGACAAAGACGTTTACATTCGTCCTCATATTGCGTCAACATCAGGCATTAAAAACCCTGAATTAGGCATTGGAAAACCTTCAGAATACGGCGATCTTAAAACATACGATCCGATCGTAAACAATCAACCCGTATCACTAACCAAATTCTTGAAAAACGGGCTTTCAAAAGCCAATGCACAGGGGTGTAATTATGCTGTAATTGATTTATCCAAAGCTTCAGAAGCCGACTATTCGCAGATTCCTAACAAGCTTAGGGGTGAATTATCGGATAAGAATATGTATAAGCCAAACATTAAGAATGTAATTATAATTCGCAATGAAAAAGCCGCATTGATTACGCGAGCCCAAATAAATAGCGCAAATTACAAAGAAGAATTCTCGAAGCTATTCCAGTAAAACAACAAAGGGCAGCAACCGAAGTTACCACCCTTTGGGCACAGATTGAAAGCAAAAGCCTTCGTTCTATGCCACAAAGATACAACCATTTATATGGAAAATGCAAATAATGTCCCGAATTTCGTGCAAATGGGTAAAGATTTAATTAAAGATACCTCACGTTATTCTGCTGTTGAGTCCATTAAATTCTTTACCGATAGCTTTACGAAAGGTGGATTCACAGATACATCATTTACAGCGTGGTCACCTGCTCGTTACCCAATGGCCGGTAATCGTACTATGTATAAATCAGGCAAATTAATGCGTTCTTTCAGAAAAAAAGAAGCTACAATACAACGGGTTGTCATCGAAAACTATTCCGAGTATTCCGAAATGCACAACGAAGGTGGATATATTACTGTTACGGCTCAAATGAAAAAGTACTTTTGGGCGAAGTACATTGAATTTGAAGGAAAAACAGTCTACAGCATAAGGAAGCGAGCCAAGGCAAATACCAAAAGTAATAGGGCTCTATCTGCTAAAGCTGCTTTCTGCAAAGCGATGGCACTTAAAAAAGTAGGTTCAAAGATCAAAATACCAAAGCACCAATTCATGGGAGAAAGTAAAACCATGATGGCCAATTTTGAAACATGGTATGCCGGCCAGGTACAAGTAGTATTTAAACAGCACTTAAATAACCAATAATATGGAAGCATGGACAGACTTATACGAAGAGTTGGCAACTAAAATAACCGATAAACTCACCGACATTCAGTGGGTAGATTTGTGGCACGAGCAAGTCTCTTACCTTACTGAAGAGTTGCCCTTCCCCGTACCAGCTGTATTCCTTTCGTTCAACACAGTTGGGTGTAATGACAAAGGGTTACGCATTCAGGATTGCGACATACAGGTAGATATGTATCTGTTTTACGAAACATTTAGCGACACATACCAAGGCTCATACAACAAAACAAGCGCTTTGGAATACCTGAGAATACTCACCGATCTTCATACGCTATTTCATGCCACCAGTGGCACTAATTATAGCGAAATGCGTCGGGTAGATATGAAGCGGGAAGAAAGTGGAGACGCAGGAAACTTGTATCGCATATCATTTGCCTGCAATGTAGAAGATGCAAGCGCCGAAGTAGCATATAACAAGCAAATAGTTAATGAGATAACAATGGATATTGGTAGTGCTGATATTAATCGTATCCAATCGGTAGACGAAAAACCGTTGTTTATTATTGGGCAATAG